GATGCTTCTGCGTTCAACTTATCTGGTTTGACAGAATTGAGACTTGGTTCTCTTGGAGGTCAGGTCGGTGAGGCGATCTCTGAATTCTCTGCTGACCCTGCAATGTCTGGTAACTCAAACAGTGCATGTCCTACAGAATTTGCTGTTAAGGGATTTGTAACTCGTGGTTCAATGGGTACTAAAGCGATGACACCTCCAGTAGGTACAACCGCTCAAAGACCTGGCGGCGTTGATGATGAATTCAACACTGGTTGTTTAAGATTCAACACTACATTAGGTGCTCTTGAATACTACAACGGAACTGCATGGATTCAGCCTGGAGTTGAGGCATACAGTACAATCAACACATCTCAAACTGTTGTTGACGGAACTAACTACTTTGTTAATACAAATGGTGGTGGTGTGACTGCAACACTTCCAGCATCTCCTAACTTAGGTGCTAAGGTTACGTTCTATGATGTTGCGAAGACATTTGATTCTAACGCATTAACAGTCGCTGGTAATGGAAAACTAATCCAAGGGGATTCTAACAACTTAACTGTTAACACAGAAAGTGCTGCATTTAGTTTAGTATTCTCAGGTGATTCATACGGTTGGAGAATCTTCTCCATCTAATATTTGATGATCTACATTATGATTATTTTTTACCACATTTCGAGATAATAAATGGCCGATTATAGAGCATATCGACAAATAAGAGCAGACCAGTTACCTGATGGCGTCATTGATGCTTCCAAGTTACAGTCTGGTGTGGCACCAAGGTATTGCGTAAAACATATTTACGGTCATCCTTGTTACTGTACTCCAGGCTGCTGTTGTGCTTGGACAGTTCCTTCTGGAGTTGAAAGAGTAACTTTTGAACTCTGGGGTGCTGGAGGTAATGGAAATGGTGCATGTTCATGTAACAGATGTCAACATTTCCAAGGTGCTGCTGGTGGAACATATAATACTAAGACAATAAGTACGACTGCTGGTTGTACTTATTCTGTATGTGCTGGTGGTGTTTACAGATGTTGTTCAAGAGAATGTAATGGTTGCGAAGGATGTTCTTCCTACGTTAATGGTTACAACTTAAGTAACTTCTGTGCTCGTGGTGGTGCAAGAGGTTGTGCAAACGCTGACTGGTCGGTTGTATGTACATCTAGAGCATGGTGTTGTGTAACGCCTGGAACTTGGGGAGGAGACTTCGCAATGGCGGGACACCAAGATGGTTTCTCAGGTCACTGGAACTGTCACTGTACTGGTGATATTAATAACACATGTACTACTGGTGCTCCATTCTTGGTAGCAAGTACAGAAAACCAGTTAGACCAGTGTTGGATACGTTGCGGTTGTTGGACTGCTCCATATGCAACTGGTGGTATGAGTGCCATGACTACATATTGTGGTAGTGGACATTGTGGTCAGGGTGGTCAAGGCGGCTCTGGAATGGTAAGAATTACATACCTATAAAAGGAACTAATGGCTAATTATTCATCATACAAGATAGTAAACGGAGATCAATTTGTTGGTGCTGCAGTGACAGCTACCAAGTTTAGTGGTTCTCCTAACTCATCCTACGGTGTTAAGTGGTTCTTCGGAACTATGTGTAGGTGTTCACCTGGCTGTTGTTGCCTTTGGTCTGTACCAACTGATGTCCAAAACATGTGGATTCAAATGTGGGGTGCTGGTGGTAACGGTACTGGTGCATGTTCATGTAATAGATGTCATCACTACGAAGCTGCTCAGGGTGGATACTATAACTCTAAAATGTTAGAGACGAATGGTGGTTGCCAATACACTGTTTGTGCTGCTGGTGTTTATCCATGTCTCTCTAGAGAGTGTTATGGATGTATGGGTTGTACTTCATATGTAAATGGATACAACTTATCGAACTTCTGTGCCATTGGTGGACAGAGAGGAAATGCTAACACAAGTTGGACTGAATCTTGTACTTCTGACAACGCATGTTGTAGAGCGCCTGGAAACAACGGAGGAGACTTCGGAATGGGAAACCATACTTCCGCATGGTCAAACTCTAGACATGATACCTACAGAGGTTGGTGTCACTGTTATCATTATGGTCAATCTCCTACTTCTGCACCTTTGATTGGTACTTATTCAGCACAGTCAACTAGAGAATGTTGGATTCGTTGTGGTTGCTGGATCGCTCCTTATGGACACGGTGGACAGAATGCTATGACTACATACTGTGGTAACGGTCACTGTGGACAAGGTGCTACTGGTGGCGGTGGTCTAGTCAAAATTACTTACTTCTAAGAAGCAATGGCAAGTTATTCAAGTTACAAACAGATTTCGAGCGATCAGGTCGCTGCTGGAAGTATACCTTCTAGTGCTATTGCATCGGGAACTTTTTCAAACTGGTGTGTTAAATGGATTTACGGAGCTCCAGGCAGTGTTTGTAGCACTGGTTGTTGCTGTGCTTGGACTGTTCCAACTAACGTAACTAGAGTTACATGGGAAGTCTGGGGTGCTGGAGGAAACGGACACGGAGAATGTAACTGTAACCGTTGTGGAAACTGGCACGCTGCTGGTGGTGGATATTATAATACAAAAACTCATAGCACTGCTCAAGGATGTGTATACACAGTCTGTGCTGGTGGTACATACAGATGTTGTTCAAGAGAATGTGTAGGATGTAAAGGATGTTCTTCCTATGTAAATGGATATAACCTTTCCAATTTCTGTGCTACTGGAGGAGCTAGAGGTTGTTACACTAACGACTGGTCTGCACATTGTTATGCACATTACGAAGATTGTTGTGTTCAGCCTGGTGCTTGGGGTGGAGACTTTGCGATGGGCAACCACGCTGGTACTTCATACAGACCTGGCGGTTTCAACTGTCACTGTTTCTTCAACAATGACGCCACTCCAACTGGTGCTCCATTCATCGGAACTCTAGGTGTTAGTTATGGTGTTAGACAGTGTTGGATTCGTTGCGGTTGTTGGACTGTTCCATACGCACATGGTGGACAAGGTGCTACTACTTCTTACTGTGGAAGTGGTCACTGTGGACAAGGAGGACAAGGTGGATCAGGACTCGTTAAAATCACCTTCGTCTAAGATTCTTTGCAGACATTGTAAGAGAACTGCTACAAATAAAATACGTTGTTTAGGGATGTGCGTTGCAGATTCCGACTACTAGAGGGTTATAGACCCTCTTTTTTTATAAATAGTGCCGAAGGAGTAAACCCGAATAAATCCAAATGGCAACAAAAATTATTTCACAAGGTTGGCAACTATCATTGCCCAACAGTTTTCTTGTAGACCACTCATTTAGTGATGGCAAAACAAGAGATCAAACATACGATGGCCCTGACAAGATCTTTTTACAGATCGGTGCAGATGGTAAAGAAAAGTATGGCCCACTTACAGAAGACGACATTGCAGATGGTCGTCCAAAACCAGCTGACGTAGTTCAGTGGTACGAAGTAGACTGTGCTAGATCAAATCTACACTCACTCATCTGTCAACTCAGAGGCCCTGTCGTTGATGAAAAAGAAGAAAGTAGAGATGTTCCTTTAGATCAAGTAACTAATCATCCAGGCTCACCAGACTTAACAGCTGATGGATATCCACAATTCACCTTTTGTAGCACACTATTCCCAGATGACATTTATGACTTTGAGAGTATTGTTGTTTCAAATCCAGGCAGCGCTGGCCCTGATGACATTAGTATAAGTGCATTTACAGCTAAGGAAAAGTTGAATGGTGCAGATGAAGACAAGACTTGGGACATGGTTAGAAAACATAGAAACGACGAACTAGAACGTAGTGACTCTATGATTGCGGAAGACATGCCTGATGACATGAAGACTAAACTGAAAACATTCCGTCAACAGTTAAGAGATCTTCCAAACAAAATGGCAGCTGCTGGTGTTGAACCAAACATTGCAGATATGATGTTCCCAATGAATCCATTACATGTAGATCCTCCAACAGATCCTGCTGATGGTGATGCTAGTCTAACTCCAGCATGGAAACCCCCTGCAACATAAACTTTTATATATAAAATAATTCACTAAGATCCTCCTAATAAGGGGATCTTTTTTATTATATGTTTGAAGTAAATCCAGTAAAAATTTCACACATACAAAGATGTTATGATCATTGGAAACACAATGATTTTGGTTATATTTACAGAAAAGTATTCATCATAGATGATTTTTATAAGAATCCTGATGAGGTAAGAGAATATGCTTTATCTTGTGAAAGAACAACCGATCAATCAATTTGTGGTGGTTTAATTGGATCAAGAGTTGTAGAAGATAGACAAGATATGATTGATAATCTTCGACCAGTATTTTCTGAATTATGCCAACATGAAGAGTGGAAAAATCTAGAATATGATGATGCTGAGTTTCAAGAGAAGTGGGACAACATGAAGTTCATGGTCAATCATACGACACATGATGACATAATGAAAAAATTTACTAAAACTGTCTATGCTTATACTCACCATAAAGATAATATTGGATCTAAGTGGGCTGCATTAGTATACTTAAACAAAGATGATGAGTGTGAAGGTGGCACACAGTTTTATAAATTTCATGAAGATCATCCTTATGGTCACAATTACGACATAAAAAAAGATATAATGTTTACAAGTGAGATGAAATATAATAGAATGGTATTATATGAGTCTCGACAAACTCACGGTGCTGACTTAAATAGGACAATGTATAAACAACATCCTCGTCTGGCACAGGTATTTTTTATGTGACTATATAGTACAGGAATTATGAAAACTATGAGATCGAAAGCGTTTTTTGTTAATGGTGGGGCTGGTAGAGTTATAAGTTCAATCCCTGCATTTGAGAAATATGCAGAGAACCATGAAGATTTTATTATCGTATGTGAGGGTGGTACAGATTTCTTCAAAGGACACCCAACATTGGATCATAAGGTATATGATCACTGGCACAAAAATCTTTTCCAAGAACATATAAAACAAAGAGACTGCGAGAGTCCAGAACCATACAGAGTATGGCACTATTACAATCAAAAATGTAATTTATCACAGGCATATGATATTGCAATTAATGGATTAGATGAACCTAGAGAATTGCCTGCACCCACAATAAACCTCAATAAGATGGAAGTTATTTCGGGATATAATATTGTAGAAGAAGTAAAATCAGTAACTAAGAAAGATAAAGTTGTAGTAGTTCAACCATTTGGCAGATCAATTGAAAAAGTTGGTGAGTTTATGGCAGATGCAACTTCAAGAAGTATGTCTCTTGTTGGAGTTTGTGACATCATAAATCAACTTAAAAAAGATTATGCAGTAATCATAATGAGTGAATACCACTTCCCACTTGAGGAAAAAGAGGATAGTTCTAAACATCCAGTAGCAAGGCCACAAATTAGTGACATGAGAATATGGTCTGCTGTAATTGAAGTTGCAGATCATTTCTTAGGTTGTGATAGTATGGGACAACATATTGCAAGAGCTCTCAATAAAACTGCTACTGTAGTTGTTGGTTCCACATATCCAGAAAATATAAGTTACCCTGGCCACAAGGACTTTGACATTATTGATGCTGGAAATGGTCGTAGAGAATATGCACCAATCCGAATCACTATGGATGAAACAGTTGATAGATTCAATGATGAAGCAATGGAATTGAGTAAAGATCAAATTAAAGAGATAGTAGATTCATGTAAGAAAAGATTAGGTAAACCAAGAGCATATACTGGTACTTTTGTTCCTCCACAACAACAAGAACAGTCTTGTTCACCAAGTCAACAACCATCAATGCCTCAAAAACAAGATGCATTTATGTTAGCGGGTGGTAATAAAATGTCTCCAACAGAATCAACAATACCATTCTCAGGAGCACCTAAACCTAGTTTCACATTAAATCAACCAAAATCAAAACCAAAACCTAGTAACAAAGGTTTCAAACAAGAGATTAAAAATCTGTTAAAATCTGATGCTAAACAAAGTTTAAAAATTGAACAAAAATAATGACTCAATGGATTGCTGCAATCGCTAGAGGTCATAACTCTGGTGTTTGTTTACTTAAAGATGGTGAACTTGTTCTCTCAATAGAAGAAGAAAGATTCTCTAGAAAAAAATATGACGGAGGCCCTTTGGCTTCTATGGTTAAGATATTAGAGTATACTGATACCTTAGATTATCTAGTGATTGCACATACACAACCACTAGATCAGGCTGGTACAATAGACTTTACTGGTGAAAATATGTACACAGGTCTAGCAAGGAAGCTAGGTTTGATTGATAGAAAGGCTGATATTTACAAACATCCACAGGTGATTGATATGAGTCGTTATCATCATAAACTTCACTCATCTTGTGCTTTCTTTAGGTCAGGATTTAAGAGTGCAGTTTCTGTAATTGTAGATGGTGCTGGAACATTTATTCCAATGTCTATTGAAGGAGAAGACGTTATAACATGGGAATTAGAAACTATAATTGATTGTGATTATCCAGATAAATTTACCACCCTATACAAACATCAAGGTGGTAGAGGGCCATGGGCTTCTGTTAGAATACCAAACTTCAGTTCTGAGTATTACGAAGAAGAAGGAACTCACGAATTGGTTTTAGATGAGACTGCTGGTATTGTGAAGGCATATGAGGCAGTCACACAGTATTGTGGATGGGCTCCTATTGAAGCTGGTAAAACTATGGGACTATTTCCATACGGTAGTCAGAACTTAAACATACCAGACATCTATACAAATTATGATGGTATGAGTGATTGGTCTACTACCAATAGAGATTTGATTGTACCAACATATCCTAATGGTGCAATGGTAAACAAGGGTAGATTTACTGAACTTAGAGATCCTGTAGATTTAAGACCAGAAGATGATCTAACTAAATTACAAAGTCGTAGAGACTTGGCATATGCCATTCAAACTGAGTCTGAACAAATGGTATTGGACTTGATTCGTAAAGCAGTTAAAATGACTGGAAAGAAAAACGTTGTTCTATCAGGTGGCTATGGATTAAATTGTGTTGCAAACTATTGGTATCTTGAACAGTTAAAAGATGAAGGTATCAATCTGTTTGTAGAACCAGTAAGTAACGATGCTGGAACTGCCATTGGTGCAGCATATTTACAGTATCAGAGAGTGAGTAAAAGTAAGGAGGTCAAACCAATGATTAAAGACTTATATTATGGGCCAACATACGAATATGATAAAGAATATATTACAGACTTAGCAAATTATTATAATGCAACAAGGATCTATGAAGCAGATCATGAGGATGCAGTAGATTTGATTATGAATAAAAATATTGTTGCATTATTCCAAGGTAGATCAGAAGCAGGCCCTCGTGCATTAGGCAATAGATCCATCATGTATGATCCTCGTGATCCAAAGGGAAAGGATCATGTAAACACCATCAAACGTCGTGAATATTTCAGACCTTTTGCTGGATCAATATTAAAAGAACATGTACATGAATGGTTTGATCTCCGTGGTATGGATGAAACACCATTTATGATGTATGCTGTCAGATGCCAAGAAGGGATTGAAGAAAAAATTCCAGCAATTATTCACGTTGATGACACATGTAGAATCCAAACAGTTACTGAAGATGTCAACCCCAATTACTACAATATAATTAAAAAGTTTTATGAGAAAACAGAATGTCCTATAATATTCAACACATCATTTAACTTGGGTGGTGAACCTCTTGTAGAGACTCTAGACGACGCTCTAAGGACTCTTGCAAATAGTTTGATAGAATATCTCTATTTGCCTGAGTATGGTCTCATGATCGAAGTAAAGAACTGATGGAGACAGTTGGTGTAAATGTAACTCATGACGCTTCTTTCTGTCGTTGTGTAAACGGCGAAGTAAATTTGTTTATAGAAGAAGAACGTCTTAGTAGAAAAAAACATGATACTATGCCAGTAAAAACTGTGATGGAATATCAAGAAAGTAATTTTGCTGGTATTACTGGATTAGAATATCATGATTATTCTTTAAAAGATACTTGCAATTTCTTTGATGTTATTTTTAAAAAGAAGATACCAAATCATGATTATCGAACTTATGATCAACATCATTTTTTACATGCAATGTGTGGATTTTATAATTCTGAATTTGAAGAAGCAGACGTAGTTGTAGTAGATGGATTAGGTAATTTTGTTGATGAAGAAAATCATGAATGTGCTACAAGGTGGCATGTTAAAAAACCAACTCAAGTCAAGTTATTAGAAAGACAAGTATCATCCAAGTTTGGAATAAAGACAAATAGACATGATTATTGGTCTATGGGCATAGGCATGGCATACGCATCTATATCAGACTATCTTGGATTTGGACAAACAGAATCAGGTAAAGTTATGGGTCTGGCACCTTATGGAAAAGAAGATCCTAATATAAAACCCTTCGTAATAGATGGTAGAGTTAACTCTAAGTTGTTCTATAGAACAAGATATGGTGCGAACTTCATTCCATATGATTATCTTCCAGAAAAAGTTGATGTGGGAGATCAGAGGTTTATGAATCTTGCTTATAGACTCCAAAAAGATTTTGAAAAATGGATGACAGATTTTATTTTAAAATGTGAATCCAAAAATATAGTATTGACTGGCGGGTGTGCTTTAAACTGTGTTGCAAATTATGAATACTTGAAACATTTACCAAAAGATGTTAAACTGTATATTGAACCAGTGAGTAGTGATGCAGGCACATCTATAGGTCTAGCTAAATATATGTATTATTCTCAACTATGAAAGTAAAAGATATAGTTATAGTAGGTGGTGGATCGTCAGGATGGATGGCAGCTGCCGCAATATCAAGATGTAATGATGTCAACGTAACTTTAGTAGATAAAGAAGTACCAACTCCTTTAGGGGTGGGAGAGGCAACTCTTTTAAGTTTTGAAAAATTCATGGTAGAACAATGTGGATTTAATCCAAATGAATTTCTTGCAGAGTTAGATGCTGGGTTGAAGGCAGGGATATTATTTAAAGATTGGGGACATAAAGGGAATGAAATTTGGCTTCCATTTTATTGGTTGAATTATCCTTTTTCTGATCCTCCTGTATCGATGGTTGATGCATGGTCTACTTCTCAAGACATAGACTTTAAGAAGTTGGAAGTTCTATATCAATGTTCTATGGACAACATAATTGATAGAACACAGATAGGTGAAGGATATGCCGTACATATTGATTGTATAAAGTTAGTAAAATATATTAAAGAAAAAATATCTGATAGAATTACTTATGTAAATTCTTCTGTAAAAGCATATCTTGGTGGTAACACTTTATATCTTGAAAATGGAGATAAAATTGAAGCAGATCTATTTGTTGATTGCACTGGATTTAAAAGTATTCTTAAAAGAAAAAGAGACAGAGTAAATCTTTCAGATCGTCTATATGTCGATACAGCAGTTGCAGGGCCTATAGAGTATGAAGATAAACATAATGAATTTAGGCCATATACCACAACAACTGCTGTGTATGATGGTTGGATATGGAATACTCCTTTACAATCTAGAATAGGAACTGGATTGGTTTTCAATAGAAATATAACTTCGATAGATCAAGCAAAAGAATATTTCTGTAGTTTCTGGGATCAAAGAACAACTCCCGATAAACTAAAAGTAATTGATTGGACTCCATACTATGATACAAACCAGTGGGAAGGAAAGGTAGTATCTATTGGATTGAGTGCTGGTTTTATAGAACCACTAGAGAGCACAGGTCTGGGTTTAATCATAGAAGGTATAAAGACTTTAAGTAAATTATTGAATGATGGATTCTGTAACGAATATGATGTAAATTATTACAACAACCATATGACATTAGCTTATGAACAATGTGTAGATTATGTTAATTGTCATTATTCAAAATCAAATATAAAAAGTCCTTTCTGGGATTATGTCAGAGACAATTATAAAATGTCTGAGGCACAGGAAGTATTTTTAGATGAAATGTCATCAGAAAATAAAACTATTATGCCTGGCGGAAAAGGATTTATATTTGGAGTCGGTAATTGGATACACTGGTTGATACAAGCTGGTTATCCACTTGAACCAAGATCATGGATGCAACATGATAAGATGGACGAGTCACTGAATCATCTTATACAATGTGAAGATAGAAAAATTGAACTTGGAACTGACCTTATGAATCATAATGAATTTGCGGATAAATTTTTATGAAGGAAGTAAGTAAATTAGTCATAGTTGGAGGTGGTAGTGCTGGTTGGATAACTGCATCTTGGTTTAGTCGAAGATGGGGAAGCAAGATGGATGTAACTATCATTGACAAGTACCAACCAGAAAGAGTTGGTGTGGGAGAGGCGACACTGCTTAGTTTCCCAGGCGTAATGCAACAAATGGGATTTAAAGTTGAAGATTGGATAAACAGAATTGATGCAACATTTAAAGCTGGCATATTATTTCCAGGCTGGGGTAGAGAAGATAATGTTATTTGGCATCCTTTTGGATTTACTAGCATTGGTGATAAGAAAGTTCCAATGTATGATATCTGGACTAATTATCAAGACAAATACGATATAAAGGATATATCACCATTGTACAGAACTGCAATGGAAAATAAAATAGAACTAGATTATATAAAAGATACCTATGCCTATCAAATAGATTGTGGAAAATTAGTTACATTCTTACATGATAACTGTAATAAAATATGCAATTATATTCAATCAGATGTTAAGACAATAGTAAAAGTAGAAGACAACGTTGAAAAGATAATTTTAGAAGATGGATCTGAGATAACGGCAGATATATTCATAGACTGCACTGGTTGGAATCAACTACTAATTGGTAAAGATAATAATGTAGATTTGAGTGATAGGTTATTCATAGATGCCGCACTTGCTGGTAGAGTCAAGTATGAGAATCCAGACAAGGAAATGCATCCTTATACAGATTGTCAAGCCATGGAACATGGTTGGAGATGGAGAATACCTACAAGATCTAGAATAGGAACAGGATATTGTTTCAATAAAAATATAACAAGTCCAGATGAGGTAGCACAACAATTTTCAGAACACTGGAATGGTAGAATCAAACCAGAAGATATGAGATTGTTAGATTGGAAACCACAGATGCTTGATAAGTTCTGGAAAGGTAACGTAGTTTCCATAGGGTTGAGTGCTGGATTTATAGAACCATTAGAAAGCACTGGTCTTGCGATGATGATAAGAGGTTGTCAATACTTGGAAGAGTCATTATATGGGTGTATTTACAACCCAGTATTTGAACCTGATATTTACAATATTAGAATGAAAGCATCATTTGAAACTGCTGTTGATTATGTAAATATGCATTATGCTTATTGTGAACGGAAAGGTAAGTTCTGGGATTATGTGAGATTATCTCATGAGAAATCTGGTATGCAGATATTGATGGAAGATCAAATACAAGATCCAAATCGTGATACATTACAGACTGATAAAATTAGTTCTTTCTTTGGAGGTACTAATTGGCATATATGGTTGTTACAGTTAATGCCTGAAATTAATAAGAAGACATATTGGTATCCTGACACAGTTGATATTCTTTCTAGATTTGATAATTATCGAGAAATACTAGATACTAGTGTCAAGGAGGCCACCCCACAAAAAATATTATTGAAAGAAATGTATGGATAGAATAGTATGGTGTAATGGAACATTTGATATCCTACATCCAGGCCATATTGAACTGTTTAAAGTAGGAAAATCTTTAGGGGATAAACTCATAGTAGCCACAGATACTGATGAAAAGATACGTCAAGATAAAGGTGCGTCTAAGCCCATCAACAATCTATGTGACAGAATTTCTATGTTACAGGCGATAAAGTATATCGATGAAGTATTATATTTTGATAACAGAAAAGAATTAGAGGGGTTGATAGAATTGTATTCACCTGATATACTGTTGTTAGGTGATGATTGGAAAGGTGGAGATGTAGTTGGCATACAATATGCTAAAGAAGTTAGATTTCTTCCTCGACTAAATTATTCAACAACTGATATTATAAAAAAGATTCGTGATTAGTGTATTAGTAGTAGGTGACAAATGCACAGACAAATATGTTTATGGTGAATGTAAACGTCTGAGTCCAGAACAACCTGTGCCTGTTTTAGATCAAACTAAGATAGAGGAGAGGCCAGGCATGGCTGCTAATACTGAGATGAATCTAAGATCATTTGGTATTAACACTCTTCTACTTTCACAAAGAGAAGTGATAACTAAAACCAGATTTGTAGATACAAATAGTGGTTATCAGTTTATGCGTCTAGATGAAACACCAGAAGTGACTCCAATAACTTCTGCTGAAGTCAAGATGGCATTGATGCACATAAATCCTGATGCGATTGTTATTTCAGATTATGATAAAGGATACATTTCGGATGAAAATTTATGGTTACTATGTAATAATATTAACAGACCAGTGTTCGTGGATACTAAGAAACGTCGCCTTTTTCAGAAAGATAATGTATACTGGAAAATAAACAAAAAAGAATACGATGACCTTATACAAGACCATCTACCTGACGACAACCATCTTATTGTTACTTTGGGGTCTGCTGGTGCAAGTTGGGGTGGTTTAATTTTTAAACCAAAACCTGTTAAAGTATTTGATGTTTGTGGTGCTGGAGATACATTTATGGCATCTCTTGTGTATAAATTTTTAAAGACAAAGGATATGGGTGCATCCATTGAATTTGCAAATAAGGCTGCTGCAATATCTGTCACACACCCTGGCGCTTATCATCTGAATCAACAAGACATAAAATCAATAGGAGAATAGAATGGAAATTAGTTCAAAAGAGTTAATGCATCATAGATTGCAAGCATGGTTAAGAGAAAATACATGTGAAGATATTTCTTATATTGGTATAAAAAAAGATCATAATGGTGAAGAAAAACATTTTTACAAAATTGGAGAACATGAGGTGCCACATGATGCAATCGAATCTCTTGAAATGGAAGAGGTAGAAGAAGAGTGAGATATTGTATTGATATCGACGGAACTATCTGTAGTCCAACTGTGGGTAGGGATTACCACAAGGCAATGCCGTGGTGGGATCGGATTGCTACGATAAATAAGTTGTATGATGAAGGTCACAATATAACCTACTTTACCGCTAGAGGTATGGGTCGATTTGGTGATGATCCAGATGCAAGTACAAAAGCATCTGTTCTATTATTTGATCTTACAGAAAAACAACTTAGTGATTGGGGATGTAAATATCATTCTTTAATCTTAGGTAAACCACATGCAGATTACTTTATTGATGACAAAGGTGTAAACTCTGATGACTTCTTTAGGGCCAAGTAGAAGACCTCGTAATGCTCGTGCGGCAGAACCTATCAAGTATGTGCCAAAGGGATGGGGATATGAAAAATGGATTGCAAACTGTGAGAAGTATTGTGGTAAACTATTGTTTATTGCAAAGGATAAACAGTGCTCATGGCACTATCATAAATTAAAAGACGAAGTATTCTTTATTCAGAGTGGTAAGATAAAATTATATCATGGTTGGGAGATGGATATTGAAAAGGCAGAGATAACAATATTGAATAGAGGAGATAAGTTTCATGTGCCTATTGGT